CCCGTAAGGGGACCCTTTCCGACATCTTGTTACCATTCGGTAGTGATATCGGATGGTGAGCAATGTGTCGCTCACACCAGTTAAGACATTCTTTAGGAGGCTAATGCCATGCAAAATCGTACTCTTCTTTATCCGGGAACCCTTAAAAGGGTAGACCTAGACGGAAGTACGTTCGATTATGCGGGTTACGGTTTCGCCGATAGAATTGTCAGTTCTGGGTATATCGGACCTAGGCCACATCCGTTGGTTCCTCATAGTTTCAATTACGAGGTCAATCAAGTGGCTCTAATGTACCAGGGTTCTGCGGATTACTATCATAACCAAGTGTTCGTGGGCAAACAATTGTGGGGCGCCGGCGTAGCCTTAAACCTCACACAACCGTTTGCTTGGAACCCAAGGGGGATAGATACTTCGAGTCTTTATGACCAACTCCTGGACAGGATGACAGCGAGGGTGCGTGGCGATGTCGACGTTTCCGTCGATTTAGCAGAAGCGCACCAGACTAAATCCATGCTTAATCTGTTGGCAAATGCTGAACGGCTAGCTAAAACGGTAAAGAAGAAATTCGGACCGTTAAAGCTTGCTAGTGATGCATGGCTGCAGTTTACGTATGGGTGGAAGCCGCTCGCCGGTTCGATCTATGGTACAGCTCGACAATTGCTGGAGAAGTCCTTCGTGTCACCTTTTCGAGATTTTTCTGTTACGGCAAGCCGTAAACAGGATACTCCTTATTGTGATATTACGGACATATTCGGAAACGTCGTGATCTGTCAAGCAGGCGGTCAGTATAAGATGAAGGGAAAGATGTCCTCCATCTCAGTTCTCAAACTGGGATGCAGGAGCTGTCTAACTTTACGTCTTTGAACCCCGTTTCCATAGCGTGGGAACTTATGCCGTACTCCTTCGTGGTTGACTGGGCACTTGATATTGGCGGGTATCTGCGAAATGCGGAGACTGCCCTTATACAAGGTAGCAGCTTTTTGAGCGGCTACTGGTCCCAATCCGAAGTGTACGATACGACCTTAGATCACTCTGATTCTTATAGTGTTCAGGCTTCCCCAAACGATCTTTTTGTCGGTACGAACCGACATAAAGGGAATATAAGGTTCAGACGCTATTCTCGGAGTGTGATGGGGTCATACCCTTTCCCAAATGTACCAAGCTTAAAAGTACAAATGGGAGCCTCTCGTATCATTTCTGCCGCTGCGCTTTTGGCGCAGCATATTAAATGATATTCTCGCCGTGTACTACGGCTCTTTCTTTATAAGGAACTACAACATGACTGTTGCAGTGAGTATGGTCCTTGCGGACGCACAGGTAACACCTGTGAATCACACATTCGTGCCGATGGGGAAAGATCCCGCAGGTGTCTTTTGGTTTTATGACCAATCGGCATCCAACGCGATCGGCTTCTGGCGAATCTCTGTGGAGATCAAACAACCGGCTGCACCAAAGCAGGGCGAAAGCTCTGCCGAACGTAATTACCGGTTCAAGGTCGGGCTTCATGAGCCCATCCTCGAGGTACTGAGCAACAACGCGAGTGGCTATACGCCCGCTCCGACTGTTGCTTACACGCCACGATGCATTTCCGAATTCATCATCTCTGAACGCGCATCTCTGCAGAACCGTAAGGACCTGCGGAAGATGATTGCGAGCTGCCTTAACGATATCAATATCGTTCAGGTGGTTGAGAATCTGCAGTATCTGGTCTAACCGGAGAAACAGATGAGAAAATCTACTCAGCGGGCTGAGCCTGTCGAGCGCCAAGTTCTTGGCGTTTTGCGTAGAACTCTTGATGTTCCATCACCGGCCTTGGACGATTTATCATATTTGAAAACGTCTTTGGATCCGGAATCGTTTAATGACTATGCCTCTTATAAGAGACATATCGTGTATTACTCCTTTTTGCGTAAGTGGAAAGGGTTAAGTACCGGTATAGACCTTGAGAAGGCTACATTCGACAGCTGGAGAGCTGCCGAAATGCAGTGTTTTAGGACGAACCGTCGTCTCGAGTCTGAAGCTTCGGCATCCCGTTGAGGTGTCGCGCCTAGCATTATTCTTGATGCTCAGCGTAAAATAGCACAGATACTCGGTAGGGTAAATCTTAAACGCATTGCTACATTATGCGGGCACGCCGGGGGTGCGACCTTCGATTTAAAGAAGGGTAGTACACTCGGTGACAAAGTCTTGTCCACGCCGACCATAACACTAAAATGTATACCTGTC